AGTACAGTCTTAGCCGAAGCGGCCATCCGTTTTCAAGCAGAGGCCATGAGTGAGACGTTTCCTGCTGGGGGGCCAGTTAAGACTAAAATTCTCGGGGAAATAACCCGTGAGAAGGAAGATGCAGCCCTTCGTGTCAAGACTGACATGAACTACGAGCTGACTGAGGTTATGACGGAGTACCGTCCTGAGCATGAAAGGATGCTATATAGCCTAGGATTAGCCGGTTCAGCCTTCAAAAAGGTGTATTACGACCCTAATTTAGGCCGTCAAGTAGCTATATACATACCTGCTGAGGACGTAATCGTCCCTTATGGCGCGTCTAACATAGAGCAAGCCGAGCGTGTTACGCACGTTATGCGTAAAACTAAGAACGATTTGGTCAAATTACAGGCCGCAGGGTTCTATCTGGACACTGATCTGGGCGATCCCGAGCCTTATCACAGTGACATTGAGGAGAAAAAGGCCCAAGAAGGTGGATTTTCTCTTAGTGATGATGATCGCTACTGTTTATACGAGATACATGCCGACCTGACCATCGACGGTTTAGGCGAAGAAGCCGAAGATGGGCTAGAAATAGCGCTACCTTACGTCGTTACAATAGAACGTGGCACTAATACAGTGCTAAGTATCCGCCGTAACTGGAATCCTGACGATGGATTGACGCTTAAGCGTCAACATTTTGTCCATTATGTGTATGTACCGGGGTTTGGGTTCTACGGCCTTGGTTTAATACACATTATTGGGGGCTATGCTAAAGCGGGAACGTCTTTAATTCGCCAATTAGTTGACGCAGGTACGCTTTCTAACCTACCGGGAGGCTTAAAGTCTCGTGGATTGCGGGTTAAGGGCGACGATACGCCTATCGGACCGGGCGAATTCCGTGATGTGGACGTGCCTAGCGGGTCAATACGGGACAATATCCTGCCGTTACCCTATAAAGAGCCTAGTCAGACGCTATTGGCCCTGCTAAACAAGATTACTGAAGAAGGCCGTAGGTTAGGCGCTATTTCAGACATGAACATCTCTGACATGAGCGCAAATGCGCCTGTTGGAACCACTCTTGCGCTATTAGAGCGTACTCTCAAGCCAATGGCAGCGGTGCAATCCCGTGTCCATTACGCAATGAAACAGGAATTTAAACTCCTGCGTAAGATCATTGCCGAGTATGCCCCGATAGAATACATGTATGTGCCTGACCGTGGCGAACCTAGGGCTAGACAAGCCGACTATGCCACGGTGGAAGTGATTCCCGTCAGTGATCCTAATAGCAGTACGATGGCACAGCGCGTTGTGCAGTATCAGACTGTTATGCAGATGGCGCAGGCCGCCCCCCAAATCTACGACTTACCTCAGCTTCATCGTCAGATGATCGAGGTGTTAGGTATTCGTAATGCAGACAAACTTGTCCCCACTACGGATGACATGAAGCCAACTGATCCAGTTAGTGAGAATATGAACGCTCTAGTAGGTAAACCTATAAAAGCCTTTATATATCAAGACCATGCGGCACATATTGCTACTCATGAAGCTTTTATGAAAGACCCGCAAATGGCTGCATTTATAGGTCAGAACCCAGCAGCGCAACAAATCATGGGCGCTCTTACCGCGCACATTGCAGAACATGTAGGGTTTGATTATCGCAACCAGATGCAAGCGAAGTTAGGAGTGCCTCTACCTGCACCGAATGAAGAGCTACCCGAAGAGTTTGAAGCACAACTCGCTCCGCTATTGGCGGAAGCAGGACAGCAACTCACACAAGAGAAACAGGCCCAAGCAGCTCAAGCGGCGGCACAGCAGAAACAAGAAGACCCAATTATCCAAATGCAGCAGAAAGAGTTACAGCTTAAAGAGGGCGAACTACAACGGAAGGCCGCTAAGGACGCGATGGATGGGGCACTTGATCAAGAGCGCCTAAACCTTGACGCCCGTAAAGCCGACACCAATGCAACTTTAGAAGCCAATCGCATTGCCTCTCAGAACCAACAGTCGGAGGCTAGTAATGATGTAGCTGAAGCTAAGGTTATGTTGGATATGGCAAAAGCTAAAACTGAAGCCCGACGAACTGAGGCAGAAGCTCAGAGAGACAGAGCAGAAGCCAACCGCGATAACCGGGAGGACAGGTAATATGAAAGGTGTTAAGCATTACAAAAGAGATGGAACTGAATTTAAAGGTAATTCACACAAGATGGCTGATGGCACTTTGCACAGTGGTAAAACTCATACTAAAGGTAGTGTGAAGTTATTCCACTTAAAAGACTTGTCTGCTACGGCAAAGAAGAAAGCTAAGTAAGAGAACAGATAACATTAACCTTAAAACCACAGGAGTTAGAACCCTATGAAAGATGTACGACGTGATCCCAAGAATATAAATGATGGACAGTATTATTCTCAGGCAGAGGTAGAAAGAGAAATGCTAAGGGCGATGTATTGCCTTAGCCACGATGCAGCAGTGGAGGAGCCTAACGAAGCTATGAAGGCTTCTCAAGCAGCATTAAACCTAGCACACGCGCTTGCTGGCCTAGACCGTTTAGGGGAGAGAAATTAATGGCTACAACCGTCTTTGACGTGCTGAACGAAAAACTTACAGAGCAGAAACGCTCTAGCGAAGAATTCTTAAACTCTGGTGGGTGTAAAGACTTTGCCGAGTATAGGGAGGTGTGTGGTGTTATTCGAGGTCTGGACCACGCATTAAGAGAAGTAAGCGACCTCTCGCGTAACTATATGGAAGACGACGATGACTGAAATGACAGCTTTAGAGATAAAGCGCGATGAGAAGATTAAAGAAGCAACGCAAACAGAGGAAGAGCTAGAAGCACAGCTTCCGAAGCCTGTGGGCTATCGGGTGTTAGTTGCACTTCCTAACGTAGATGAAACTTATGGCGAGAGCGGGCTAGTTAAGTCAACTCAGACGGTTCGTGATGAGTATGTCCTCTCTACTGTAGGCGCAGTTATTGAAATGGGAGGCCAAGCGTATTCAGACAAAGAACGTTTTCCCAACGGTCCTTGGTGCAAAGTAGGGGACTATGTGATGTTTCGAGCTAACACCGGCACACGCTTTAAGGTGGGTAGACAGGAATATCGTTTAATGAACGACGACTCTATTGAAGCAGTCGTTGCTGATCCGCGTGCTGTCACGCGAGCTTAAGGAGAAAGGTATGGCTATGCAACAAGTAGAATATGAGTTCCCCGATACAGATTCAAAGAGTACTGCGGTAACTGTAGATTTGGAAGACAAAGAAGATAATAGTCTTGAGGTAGAGGGAGCTGTAGGTCGAGAAGACATGAAGTCTCCAGTTGAGGAGTCCCAGTCGGAAGAGCTAGAGATAGAGATAGAAGACGATACGCCCGAAGCAGATCGAGGTCGCAGACCTTCGAAACCCCCAAAAGAAGTAACTGACGGGGAACTAAAAGACTACTCCGACGTAGTTAAAAGCCGCATTAAGAATTTAAGTAAAGGTATCCATGACGAGCGTAGAGCGAAAGAAACTGCTTTACGTGAGCGAGAGGAGCTAGAAAAGTACGCTCGAAACCTTATGTCCGAGAACAGCAAGCTCAAGGGCACGGTAGACACTAACCATAACACGCTTATTCAATCTGCTAAAAAACAGGTCGAAGGCGAGATGGATATAGCTAAAGGGCGATATAAAGTAGCTTACGAATCGGGGGAGACAGATGCAATTCTGGAAGCGCAGACAGCACTCAATACCGCCCAGATACGTATGGAAAAAGTTAACGGGTTACGGCCTAAGAAAGTTGAGGCTATACAACCACAAGAAATTCCTGTACAACCGCAGGTAGAGGCACCCCCTGCGAACGTGCAGCGCGATGAGAAAGCCGAAAGTTGGAGGGATGAGAATTCTTCTTGGTTCGGTGCAGATGATGAGATGACAGCTTTAGCTTATGGATTGCATCATAAACTTACAAAAGAAGGGGTTGACCCTACATCAGATACTTACTACGAGAAAATTAACTCTCGTATGCGACAAGTATTTCCCGATCACTTTGATGACGGGATAGACGATCAACCAGAAAGTACCAGCAAGAAATCTAGTAACGTGGTTGCCCCCGCTACGCGGAGCACGTCACCTAAAAAGGTGACACTTAAACAATCACAAGTTGCTATTGCGAAAAGACTTGGTATTTCACTGGAAGACTACGCCAAACAGGCTGCTGAATTAATGAGGAATAAATAATGGCTCAAAATAGACTAGATAGAGAAAGTGAAACTCGAGAGAAAAAAGTCCATAAGAAAGCATGGGTACGGCCAGAAACTTTGCCAACCCCTACGCCAGAAGCGGGCTATAAGTATCACTGGGTTCGAATTAGTACTTTGGGTCAGGCTGATACAGGTAATGTTTCAGCTAAATTACGTGAAGGATGGGAGCCAGTACGTGCAGATGCTCACCCTGAGATACTTTCTGATGAAGCTACCGATGGTCGCTTTAAGGACAATATCATTCAAGGTGGACTAATGTTATGTAAGGCTACTGTCGAAATGGTGGAGGAACGAAATGCCTACTATAGTAATCAGGCGGCCTCGCAAATCCACTCTGTTGATAACAGCCTTATGCGCGAAAATGATCCTCGTATGCCCCTATTTAACGATAGGAAGACGAAGGTTACTTTTGGCAAAGGCTAAACTTAAATTTTAGGAGTTAAAAATGGCTTATCCAACAGTCAACGCTCCCTACGGCTTTGAGCCAATTAACCGTATAGACGGTATGCCTTATGCAGGTGCCACTCGCCTTATTCCTATTGCGAGCACTTACAACACGGCTATTTTCTACGGTGACTTAGTTCAAGTTGTTGCGGCGGGCACAATCCAGAAGTTCACAGGCACCACCACTGGTTCTCCTGTAGGCGTTTTTATGGGTGTTCAGTACGTCAATTCATTGGGCCAGTTCACACCGGCGCAATTCTACCCCGGCACTAGCGTTACACAAGCTTTTGCTATCGTAGTTGATGACACTATGGCGGCATTTAAAGTTGCCGTAACTACAAATGGAAGTGTTATGTCTTCTGCGGCACAAGCTGCTGTGGGATCAAACATGTCTATTATACAGGGCGCCGGAAGTACCACTACAGGTAACTCTGGTATATCAGTACTAGCGGGTTCGGAGGCTGGCACAGCCGGTTTACCTATCCGTGTTATAGCTACTGTTGCTGAAACTTCCACTGCTGCTGATACTTTTGTTGAGCTGATCGTTAAGATCAACTTGCATCAGTACACCAACACAACCGGCGTATAGGAGACTAGCAAATGGCTATTTCAAGAGCGCAACTCCTTAAGGAGCTATTACCGGGTCTAAACGCCCTATTTGGTCTCGAATACGCGAAGTATGGTGACGAAGCTGCTGAGATTTTCGAATCTGAGTCTTCTGATCGTTCGTTCGAGGAAGAAGTTAAGTTGTCAGGCTTTAGTGCCGCACCTGTTAAAGGTGAGGGTTCCGCTATCGAGTATGACAATGCACAAGAAGCGTGGACGGCTCGTTATACAAACGAGACTATCGCAATGGGTTTCTCCATTACTGAGGAAGCTATTGAGGATAACCTTTACGGCTCACTTTCTGCTCGCTATACAAAGGCTCTTGCCCGCGCTATGGCTTACACTAAGCAAGTTAAAGGTGCCACAATCTTAAACGGAGCCTTTACCGGCCCTGTTTACGGAGATGGAGTAGTTCTATGTTCCACTGCTCACCCTCTTGTGTCCGGCGGTGTTAACTCAAACCGTCCTGCAATTGGCACTGATTTGAATGAGACTTCTTTAGAAGCCGCTATTATTCAGATTGCTGGTTGGACTGATGAGCGTGGTTTGCTAATCGCTTCTCAGCCTACTAAGTTAGTTATCCCACCAGCCCTGCAATTCGTTGCTACGCGCTTGTTGGATTCTGAGCTTAGGACTGCTACCGCTGATAACGACATTAACGCTATCAGATCAAACAGTGCAGTTCCGGGCGGTTATATGGTCAATCATTATTTGACTGACCCTAACGCTTGGTTCTTGATGACTGACGTACCTAACGGCCTGAAGCACTTTGTCCGTACTCCTATGCAAACAAGCATGGATGCAGACTTTGATACAGGCAACAGCCGATATAAGGCTCGTGAGCGATACAGCTTCGGCGTATCTGACCCACTGGGCATCTTCGGCTCACCCGGCGCTACATAAGCAAAGGGTATTTAGATTGGGGGCTTCGGCCCCCTTTCTTTTGTTTGTACATCCTACAAATAAGTGGTATATACTGAGCGCATCCCGGGAATCATCCGGTGTTCTGACAGTCCCGGCTGACTACATGCAGACAGAACACCCCATCACTCGCATGTGAGGAATTTTAAAATGGCTAGAACCACATTCTCAGGCCCAGTCCGTTCGTTAGCAGGTTTCGTACCCGCAGGCGCTGGAGCACAGCAACTTTTCAACGCGGACAATACAACTACAGTACTTCGCTTGTTCCCTACTCCCGCCACTGATGCGGCTGGGAATCCTACAGGCGGTATTTTACCCGGTTATGCTGGAGTTGCTAATGTTTACAACTCCCCCAACGGAGCCGGTGCAGGGCAACTTACCCTACCACCAGTGCTTTCAGTAGCTCAAACCGATTCTACCGACCCTAACCAGCAAAACAATTTGGGCGCTAATATTAGTTTTGTTATGTCTTTCAACTTAGCTAACAACTTAGTTATCAAGCCTGCTGGAGCCGATGTATTTACAGGTTACATTCAGCAGGTAGATGCTAATGGCCTAACTACTACGTTCCTTGCCGATCCGAACGACACAACAATAACTTTTAACGGTGGCACTACAGGTGGTGACATAGACACACACATAAGCTTCACCTGCATTACAGCCGGTTTCTGGTTTGTTAAAGGTGTTTCTTTTGGCGCAGGTGCAGGTGCTGCTGCTACTCCGTTTAGCGCATAACATTAGCTTTTAAGGAGTAACTTATGGCTGATACAGCGGTAACACAGACCATCCAAGATGGTGGTCGCACGGCTATTATAAAGACGACTGTGGTTATTGGGGCGGGAACACCACCCCCTCCTCAAGAAGTTACCTTGGTGGACGTTTCAGCGTTAGCGGTTGATCCCATTACTAAGCGAGCTTGTACAGGAGTTACCCTACAAAAGGTAACTTTTGCCAGTGTAGGCGTTGCTGTAGAGCTACAGTGGAATGCAACTACTAACGTGCTTATCTTTGATTTCCCTAGAAATTGGACCGAGCAGTACGATTTCTCTGACTTCGGTATACCCAATAACGCGGGGACTGGCAAGAACGGCGACATCGTGGCACTTTCCCAGGCTAATGCAGCTACTCCCATAGCTCCGGGCGATACGTACACGTTCTTACTTACGGTTTCTAAAACCTATGGCTAAGCAGTTAAACAAAAAGGCTATGGCTTGTAATAAGCCGAAACGAACCTCTAGCCACCCTAAGAAGTCTCACGTAGTTAAGGCGTGTGCGGGTGGTAAAGAGAAAATTATTCGTTTTGGGGAGCAAGGCGCATCTACAGCGGGTAAGCCTAAGTCAGGTGAATCCGCTAAGATGAAGGCTAAGCGTAAGTCGTTTAAGTCTAGGCATGGTAAGAACATCGCTAAAGGTAAGATGAGTGCAGCTTACTGGGCTGATAAGGTGAAGTGGTAATGCCCAGTAAAACAAAGAAGCAAGCGCGTTTTATGGCAGCGGTAGCCAACAACCCTGACTTTGCTAAGAAGGCGGGAGTACCGCAAAACGTAGGACAAGATTTTGCTAATGCAGATAAAGGAAAAACTTTTAAGGAGGGCGGAATGCCTAGTTATTTTAAGAGTGCTAAAGGTAAACCCGGTAAGGAAGTAAAGAAGTACAACAAGGGCGGAGTAATGGCCCATGACAAAAAAGAAATACGTAATTTAAACGATGAGTCGTACCGCATCCGTAACAATACGGGTAGCAACGCGGCTTCAGAACGTCGTCGTATAGACGGTGAGCGAGATTACGAAAAACGCCAGATGGGCAGCTACAATAAGGGCGGTAAAGTAAAGCAGGGGTTTAATGCCAGATTAGATGACTCTATGGGCGCTAAAAATGGTAAGAAAACTCAAGGCATGGCTGCGCGACGTAATGAAAGCAAAGGCATGGAAAAAGCTATGGGCAAAGGCGCGTATTCTGGCGCTTCTACCATGATGGCTTCCGGCGGTGAAGTGGAGTACAACGTGGGCGGTAAAGTACGTGGCGCAGGTATGGCTACTCAAGGCGTTCGCGCTTGTAAAATGCGATAATCATTTAATATATAAGGAGAAATACTATGGAAACTGGACTATGGGGTGTACCCACAGCAGCAGCAGCAGCAGCGGCAGCAGCTAAGAAAGCAGAAGCCGCTAAGAAAAAAGCAGCTAAGTAGTGCTGAAGTGCCGAGGAATGGGCAAGATGAAACCTATTGCGTTTAAGAAGGGCGGCTCTGTAAAAGATGCTTGTTACCGCAAGGTAAAGGCGCAATACAAAGTCTTCCCTTCTGCTTATGCCTCGGGCGCTATAGCTAAGTGCCGAAAGAAGAAAGCCAGTGGCCGTTCGTAAAACTGCCAAAGGTGCGGCACTTAAGCGCTGGTTCAAAGAAGACTGGAAAGATGTTAAAACAGGCAAAGCTTGCGGGCGTAAGAAAGGTGACAAACGAGGAACGCCTTATTGTAGGCCAACAAAGCGAGTTACTAGTAAAACGCCTAAAACATCTTCTGAAATGACTGCCGCAGAGAAAAAATCTCGCATAGCGCAAAAGAAGCGCCTAGGGCAACCGGCTGGCAAACCTAAGCGAGTGGCTGCGCTTAAAAGGAAAAAGAAATAATGGCTACTTCAGGCATTGCAGATTTCAACATGGATTTCACGGAGATTG